ATGAAGAATTCTGTAGCCACAAACCTATTGATCCTAGATGAGACTTTTGACTCAAGCTTAGATCATGAAGGTGTAGACAATCTGATGAAGATTATATACACACTCGGTGAAGAAACCAATGTCTTTGTTATCTCACATAAAGGTGAAATACTTGACGGAAAGTTCGAGAGGAAGATTGAATTCTTTAAAGAAAAAAACTTTAGCAAAATTAAATAAAATGCTTTACTTTTTCTTCCAATTGAACTATAATAACTATATTATAACATGGAGCCATTATTATGGAATTATCTGAAAACACACTATCCATCCTTAAAAACTATGCTGGTATTAATTCCAACATTGTTATTGATGCTGGTAATACTATTAAGACTATATCTGAAGCAAAGAATGTTATGTCTACTGCGGCAATCCGTGAAGATTTCCCACAACAGTTTGGCATATATGATCTGAATGAATTCCTAGGTGTGCTATCACTTGTTGATACACCTAACTTAAATTTCTCAGATGACTTTGTAACAGTAAGTGATTCGTCTGGTCGCAGTAAAGTAAAATACTTTTACTCAGATCCAGATATGTTAACTAAACCTGGCAAAGATGTAAAAATGCCTAATGCTGATGTTAACTTTGCTTTAGATGCTGACACTCTTAGTAGAATTAAACGTGCTGCAAGTACACTAGGTCACACTGATGTGTCTATTACTGGCAAAGATGGTGTTCTAAGTTTATCAATTATTGATAGTAAGAATGCAACTTGTAATGCATATACAATTGATATTGCTGGTGACTTTGATTCAACACCATTTAACTTTATACTTAATATTGCTAACTTGAAGATTATGCCAGGTGACTATGAAGTTGCTATATCTTCAAAACTAATCTCGCATTTCACCAATAAGGAATATGGTATTTCATATTGGATTGCACTTGATAAATCATCTACATACGGAGAATAAGATGGCTAAAAATAATAATGAACATACGGAAACCTATACACTTATGGCTCAGATTGGTCGTAGTACGGTTGCTGTAATTGATGCAGTCGTCCAACGTGGTGGTTTTCGTGGTGAAGAATTAAGTACAATTGGAACATTACGTGATCAGTGTATTCAAGCTATATCCATATCAGAAGCATTTGAAGCTAATGACGCTTCTGAGAAAGAATAGGGTTTACAATCTTCCTTAACTATTATATAATGTATTTCTTGATATGGAGAATGTGAATGTCTAATGACTTTTTATGGGTAGAAAAATATAGACCAAAAACAATTGGTGAAACAATTCTACCTTCTGATTTAAAAGCTACTTTTCAAAAGATAGTTGAGACCGGTGAAGTTCCTAATATGCTCTTTACTGGCTCAGCTGGTCTTGGTAAAACAACTGTAGCAAAAGCCCTTTGTAATGAACTTGGTTTGGATTATATCCTAGTCAATGGTTCAGAAGAAGGCAATATAGAAACCTTACGTGGTAAGATCAAGCAGTTTGCTTCGTCTATATCATTACAAGGTGGATATAAAGTAGTTATCCTTGATGAGGCTGACTATCTAAACCCACAGTCAACACAACCTGCGTTGCGTGGTTTTATAGAAGAATTTTCTAATAACTGTAGGTTTATATTAACTTGTAACTTTAAGAATAGAATCATTGAGCCACTACATTCTCGGTGTGGTGTATATGAATTTAATACTTCCAAAAAAGATATGGCAGCACTAGCTGGTAACTTTATGGATAGACTAAAGAAAATCTTAGAAATAGAAAGTGTTGAATATAATGAAAAAGATGCGGCTGATATCATACTTAAATATGCTCCGGACTGGCGTAGAATACTTAATGAGGCACAACGCCATGGAAACAGCGGGATTCTTACTACTAATAGTAGGTTGGATGGTTCTGGTAACCAGTATGACGTTCTAATGACATACCTAAAAGGTAAAGATTTTAAGAAGATGCGCTCATGGGTTGTTAATAATATTGATGTAGATGCTTCTGCTATCTTCCGTGGTATCTATGACAACATGGCTAATACAGTATCTCCTCAATCTATACCACAACTGGTTCTTATTCTAGCTGATTATCAATATAAGAATGCCTTTGTTGCAGATCACGAATTAAATGTTGTTGCTTGTATGACTGAAGTAATGGCTAATGTGGAGTTTGCTTAATGGCTATTATATTTGATTTCGAAACACTTTCTACTGATCGTGTAAATGGTGTTGTTCTTAGTCTTGCTTTATTAGAATTTAATGAAGAACGCTTTACTGAGAAGACAGCTTATTCATATACCGAATTACTTGAAATGTCAAGATATATTAAGTTTGATGTAGCTGATCAAGTAAAGAATGGTAAACGTAAGATTGATCAAGATACCTTAGAATGGTGGGGTCAACAATCAGAGTCTGCTCAGAAACAACTTATTCCTAGTCAGCATGATAAACCATTGGCTGATCTAATCCCTTGGATGAATAGTAATATAAATGGTTCTGTAAGTAAGGTTTACTCAAGAGGTAATACCTTTGATCCAATCTTTGTTGATTATATTGCATCACAATACCATCAAGTTGTACCTTGGCCTCATTGGTCTATTCGTGATACCAGATCCACAATTGATGGAATGGCTTGGGGTGCTGGTCTATCTAATGGGTTTGTACCAGAAGGTCTTGAAGAACAATTTGTCGCACATGATCCACAACATGATATTGTAATGGATGTTATGCGATTACAAACTTTAGCTATAGCGTTAGGATAGAAAATGAGTGAACTTGTATTATTTACAAAAGATGAGTGCATCTATTGCCATATTCTAAGAGAAAAGTTAGAAGACTGGGAAATTGAGCATAAAATATTAAACAACCATCCTTTACCAGATGGTCATAAAACATACCCACAACTTTACTATAAAGGTAAAGATGTACAAAAAGGTCCATCTACTGATGTAACAGCATCTAAATTATTAGATATGATGGAACATATTGATTGGCCAGGAATGGATGGAGGTATTGAAGATGAGCGCTAAAGGTTTAAGCCCATTTGATTATAGTAACTCTATAAACTTTTCTAAACTTGATATAATGATAGATGATATTGCTGAAAAGAAATACTCACCTTTCATGGTCAATCGTACACTTTCTTACTTTCCTGATACTGTGGCTGCAGCTAATGAGATGAATCGTCATCACCACCTAGACAATAGACTACAATATTCTTTTCTTATAAATATCATTAGAAAACGAAAAAGGTTTTCTAAATGGGCTAAGGCTCAAACTGAAAGTGATATTGAATCTGTCAAGGAATATTATGGGTATAGTAATACAAAAGCCCGTCAAGCTTTGACTCTGTTATCACCTGAACAATTAACTATAATAAAGAATAAGGTGAATAAGGGTGGAAAAAGAAGAAATTAAAATTATAGAGTGGACGCCCAAGCATATGCTTGAGATAACTCTAAATGAGCCAGATGACTTCCTAAAGATAAGGGAAACACTAACACGTATAGGCGTGGCTAGTAGAAAAGATAATAAACTATTTCAATCTTGTCATATCCTACATAAACAAGGTAGGTATTTTATTGTGCACTTTAAAGAGCTGTTCTTACTAGATGGTAAGAAATCAAATCTTGAAGAAAATGATTTAGCAAGACGTAATACTATTGCAACATTAATGTCCGATTGGGGATTAGTTACTATAGTTTCTGGTCAAACAGTTGAGCCATTAGCACAATTAAGACAGATTAAAATAATCCCTTTTAAAGAAAAAGTAAAATGGGAACTGTGCCCAAAATATAACATTGGAAATAAGTAAATTTTGGACTAGAGATGCAGTCAACTTAGATATATCAAGTCGTTGCACTCTTGCTTGTCCTAATTGCGCTAGACAGAACATTAGTGATATTCCTGCTAATCTTATGTCTGAAGAAGAATTTGATAAGTATTTAAATTACTTTGATAGATTTATCTTTTGTGGACAAATATCAGATCCTATACTTCATCCTAAACTAGATATATTTTTAAGTAAGATTTATTCTGCTGGTAAAATGTGTAGTGTACATGTAGCTGCTAGTCATAAACCAGATGCTTATTTTATTAAATGTTTTAAAGCACACCCAAAATCTAACTGGTATTTTGGTATAGATGGTCTACCTAAGGATTCACATAAGTATAGAGTTAGACAAGATGGTGAAAAGTTATTTCGATTGATGTTGGAATCAAGAAAGTATATAGCTAAGTCAATATGGCAATATATTATATTTAAATATAATGAAAATGATATTGATACAGCTAAAGCCTTATGTGTAGAGCATGGATTAGAAATGTCTCTTATAAAGTCTAATAGATGGACTAGTGGTGATCCTTTAAAACCTACATCTACAGATAATTATTATATTAGAGAAGAATATGAGTAAAGAATGGAAACCACAATGTGTACTTAATACAGCCACGGGCAGATCCTTTGGTTCAAGTGCAAAGGGTTATATAACACCATGTTGTTGGATTGACTTTTCTTTTTATAAAGATATAGAAGAACTAGAAGCGGATGATCCTCAACTGGTTAGTTTATTTAAAGAACATTTAAAAATAAAGAATAATGATAGCATAGAAGAAATATTGCTATCAGATGAATGGATTGAATTTTATGATAACTTAACTTCAGTAGATACAGCACCTAAAACGTGTAAGAGATATTGCTATAAAAATAGTAAACTCTGGCTATTTGAATTAAAAAAAGAAAAATTTAATACTAAAGAAGAATAAAAATATTATATATACTATTGTGATGCGGAATGATCCGATCATAACACAATCTTGCTTGCTCAAAAGGAGATAACAATGACAGGCTTACAAACACTATTCCCACGTTCATCTTTTGTGGGTTTTGACCATCTATTCAATGAACTAGAGTTCACTGCAAAACATGCTCAAGACCATTATCCACCACATAATATTATTAAATCAGATAATGAAGAATATCTTATCGAACTTGCTATTGCGGGATTTACAAAAGAAGAAATTAATGTTGAAGTTAAAGATAGGACTTTAACAGTAATGGGGGAACATGTCTCTAAAGGGAGAGAATTTATCCATCGTGGCATTTCTACAAAGAAATTTAAGCGAACCTTTAGGCTGTCCGAACATGTAAATGTAAACGGAGCAGATATTCAGGATGGTATACTTGCAATTGAATTGAAGTATGTTATTCCAGAAGAAATGCGTCCTCGTAAAATCAATATTGGTCAAACGAGGAATCACAATGACACAACACATATTAGCACAAGCTAACATTCTACAAAATGCTATTAAAGCATTTATGGAACTTTTAAAGGACTTTTCATCATCACGCAAAGAAATTTCAGAAGCAAAAAAGACTATCTTTGAGTTGAATAAACTATCTGATGCAGACTTAGCCGACATTGGTCTATGTCGTGGAGACATCTGGAATGTCGCTCATCATAAACATGACGATACAAGGAGACGTTTCTAATGACTACATCAGTAATGAAATTTGCATTTGCACCAGTTGGTGGACTTTTTAGTGGATTTAATAGTTTCTTCCTATCAGTAGGAAAAGCTAGAGCAGCATCTGAACTTGCCAGAATGGGTTACCATGAAGAAGCAAGATATTTAATGCTTACAGAAACTAAAGACCTTTAAGTGCATAAAATAATAATTATTATGAGGGGCAATTAATTTGCCCCTTTTAGCATTTAATGGTTTACAATAAGCCAAAAACAATATATAATGGTAATTAATTAACTTGAAGGGTTTAGTATGTCATTTTATTCGTCCGTAAATCGCTACGGTAATTCCATCTTGTACAGAGGGTACAATGATAATGGAGCAGCAATAACAAAAAGAGTTAAGTTTGAGCCTACTTTATATGTGACATCACGTGAAGATAATCCTTCACATAAAGGACTTGATGGTTGGCCTCTGGCTCCAATGAAGTTTGATAAGATGTCTGAAGCTAAAGATTTTATTGAGAAGTACAAAGATTTAGATAGTTTTAAAATATATGGTAACACAAACTATATTCAACAATTTATTACAGAACGCTTTCCTGAAGATATTAAGTTTCGACCATCACAAGTAAATGTGGTTAACTTTGATATTGAGGTTGCCTCATCAGAAGGTTTCCCTAGACCGGAAGAAGCATTATATCCAGTTATATCAATTGCACTCAAGTCAACTAAGTCCCGTATTTACAAAGTGTGGGGTTTAGGCGAGTACGATCATGAGAAAACTGAACTTAATATGGGTGATGATATTATCCAATATATCAGATGTGATAGCGAAGAAGAATTATTAACAAAGTTTATTAAGTATTGGACAGATAATCCACCAGATATTATTACTGGTTGGAATATAAGGTTCTTTGATGTTCCATACTTAATCAATCGTATTGCTAGAATTGGTTCAGCTGAAGCTGTCAAGAGAATGTCTCCTTGGAACTTAGTCAACGAACGTAATACTAAGATTATGGGTAGAGAACAACAAGGCTATGAACTAGTTGGTATTCAGCAAGCAGATTACATTGAGCTATTTAAGAAGTTTGGTTATAGTTATGGTACTCAAGAATCCTATGCCTTAGATCATGTTGCTCATACTGTTCTCGGCGAACGTAAGCTATCATATGAAGAACACGGTAGTTTACATGAGTTATATAAAAATGATCATCAGAAGTTTATTGACTATAACATTAGAGATGTTCAAGTTGTACAACGTATAGATGAAAAGATGGGTCTAATTGATTTAGTTATGACTATGGCTTATCGTGGCGGTGTTAACATATCAGATACTTTTGGTACTACTGCCATATGGGATTCAATTATTTACCGTGAGTTAAATTTAAAGAATATTGTTATTCCACCTTATATTGAAAAGCCAAAGCAAGCATACCCTGGTGGTTATGTTAAAGATCCTATGGTTGGTTCTCACGACTGGGTTGTATCCTTTGATTTAAACTCTCTGTATCCTAATCTTATTGTCCAATACAATATGTCTCCTGAAACTCTTATGCCAGGATTACTAGATCATGGAGTAGATCGTTATCTTGATGGACCAGCACCAGAAAGTAAGTATTCTGTTGCGGCTAATGGTTCTCAATATTCTAAAGAAAAGCAAGGTGTATTACCTAAGATCATTGTTGATTACTATGCAGAGCGTAAAGCAGTTAAGAAAGAAATGCTTATAACTAAGCAAAGGTATGAGAAATCACCTACAGTTGAAGACGAGAGAAAGATCAATCAACTTGAAAATCAACAGATGTCTATTAAGATCCTTCTCAACTCTTTGTATGGTGCTTTAGGTAACAGATACTTTAGGTACTATGATCTAAGAATGGCAGAGGGTATTACATTATCTGGTCAGTTGTCTATTCTATGGGCAGAGAAGGCAATCAATGCCGAAATGAATAAGATACTTAAAACTAATGATAAAGATTATGTGATTGCAATTGATACAGACTCGCTTTACATATCATTCTCAGACTTGGTTAATAAACTTAATCCAGCAGATCCAGTTAAAGCATTAGATAAAATCTGTGAAGAACATTTCACCAAAACTCTTGCTGTATCATATGATCAGTTGTACAAAAAGATGAATGCCTTTGACTCACGTATGATTATGGAAAGAGAAGTTATTGCTGATCGTGGTATCTGGACTGCAAAGAAAAGATATATTCTAAATGTTCATAACAGTGAGGGTGTTCAGTATGATGTACCTAAACTAAAGATTATGGGTATTGAGGCTATTAAGTCATCCACACCAGCGGTTGTTCGTACTAAGTTTAAAGAAATATTCGGAGTTATTATCAACGGTACTGAATCAGATACTCAAAGATATATTTCTGACTTCCGTAAAGAATTTAATTCACTTGGACCAGAAGCCGTATCCTTTCCACGTGGTGTAAGTAATGTTACTGATTGGGTTGATAAAAGAACAGTCTACAGAAAAGGCTGTCCAATCCATGTTCGTGGTGCTATTATGTACAATAATACTATCCGTGGACTTGCGCTAGATAAGAGGTATGGAGTTATTCAGAATGGAGAAAAGATTAAATTCTGTTATATGCGCCTACCTAACCCTATCAAAGAAAATGTAATTGGTTTCCCTAGCTATCTACCTCAAGAAATGGGTCTGCATAAATACATCGACTACGATAAACAATTCGATAAAACTTTCTTAGACCCACTAAAGCCTATATTAGATGCTATCGGTTGGTCAGTAGAAGACACAATGACACTAGAAGACTTTTTTGGATAATAAAATTAATAAGGATTGATTAATGAAACTAATAGTTGAAAACATTGCCCAATGGCATAGAGACCGTAATCTAATTGACGGCAGTACAGATAAAGATCAATATATGAAATTGATACAGGAAGCTGGAGAACTATCTGATAATATATGTAAGGGCAAAGATATTCGTGATGATATTGGTGATATGATGGTTGTTCTTATTAATATTGCTACTCGTAATAACTTATCTATTGAAGAATGTCTACAGATAGCATATGATGATATTAAAGACCGTAAGGGTAAAATGATTGATGGTGTTTTTATTAAAGAAAGTGATTTACAATAGCATTAAAATGTGCTATAATAGTATTATATTAAGGAGAGATTATGACAGACTACAGCCAACCAAAATATCCTATCTATGTTATATCTAAAGGTAGAGCAGAATCACGCCTTACCTCTAAAACATTAGATGAGATAAATGTTCCATATAAAGTTGTTATTGAAGATTCAGAACATGATGCCTATGCGGCTAATATATCTGAAGATAAACTTCTGGTAATGCCAACTGACTTCAGAACAAATCCTAAGTTTAACTTTCCAGACGAGTCTGGTCGGATGGGTGGCTCTATTCCAGCTCGTAACTTTGTTTGGGAACACTCTATTGAATCTGGAGCAAAGCGTCACTGGATTATGGATGATAACATTAGACACTTCTATCGTCTGCTCCGTAATAAGAAAACCATTGTAACATCTGGTAATATTATTAGAGCATGTGAAGAGTTTACGGATCGATTCAAGAATGTTGCAATGTCTGGTATGAACTATCAATACTTTGTTCCAGCATCTCAAAAGAAAAAGAATCCTTATGTTTTAAATACACGTGTCTATAGTTGTATTTTATTGCGTAATGATATTGATTTACGTTGGCGTGGTAGATATAATGAAGATACTGATCTTAGCCTCCGCATACTTAAAGATAATCACTGTACTATTCTATTCAATACATTCTTATGTGGTAAGATGACTACATTAGTTATGGGTGGCGGTAATACAGATAATGTTTATATTGATGGAGATAATCGCCGTACATTTGCTGAAGCACTTAAAGAGCAACATCCAGATGTTACTGAGGTGGTTCAAAGATATAATCGGTGGCATCACCATGTAGATTACAGCGGCTTTGCTAAGAATAAGTTAATCTTCCGTGATGACTATGTAAAGAAAACTGGTATTAACGAAATGGGTATGGTTCGTAAGGCACTTACAAAAGAACAACATGCCTTACATAAAACAACCTTTGGAAATATGGAGAATAAATATTATGAGTAAGAACAATAAAGGATCTAATTTATTTGTATTAGATGGTCAAGAAGACGAGTGGGATTCAGTTCACTGGGAAGATATGCCAGAATTTGAACAAGAAGACCTAGACATCTATGGTTCTATTAATATTGCTTTCCGTACTGAAGAAGACTTTCGTAAGTTTGCAAATCTAATTGAGCAACCAAGTATTTCTAGGAAGTCTCGTGGTGTATATTATCCAGTACGTGGTGAGAATGAAGCAACACTCCTTAGATGGATGGATGAAGATCAGGTATAATGTACCAGTTAACCATATTCAAAAGTCAGTATGATAATAAGACGCACCGTAAACTCAAGTTAAATACTTGGTCTGAGTTTACTGCGCTTCTTTATAATCTAAGTAAACAACCTAAGAAAGGTAAGAAAGATGCGGAACTTATTTCGCCGGCTGTATATAAGGCTGGTACTACTAGAGCCAACAAAAATGTTTTATCTTGGGCAAGTTGGGCTGCTATTGATGTTGATG